TAGCCATAGCCATAGCCATAGCCATAGCCAGAGCCATCGCCATAGCCATCGCCATAGCCATAGCCATCGCCATCGCCATAGCCATCGCCATAGCCATAGCCATCGCCATAGCCATAGCCATCGCCAGTGTTAAGAAACTCCTTTATTCGTTTGGTTATGCTTTCCATTCTTTCACCGCCTTAATTATAGCCGTCGCTTCTTCTGAGCAAGGTATTATCTCTATCGCATCGGTGATTGTTAATTCCTCCACCCTCACGGTGAACTTGCAATTGTTTGGCTTTTTTGTGCCACTTATTGCAAGTTCCATGATTGATGCTGCTCCATCCCAATACCAAATGCAACGCGCATCGTTCATCTGTACTTCCTTGCCGTCCTGATAATTGATTCTGCCGAAGAATACACCGGAGCGGTCTCCTCTTACGATATAATACTTATTTGTGTCGATTTTCATATTTTCATCCTTTCTGCCGGATTCCGTCCGGCGCGGTATTTTTGCTTTTCCGTTTCGTTGCCAGTCAGTCAATGCGTTTCTATTCCGTTTCTGGTCCCGTCGTAGCGATTCGGTGCCATTCCGTTGCTAATCGTGTCGTAGCTTATCTGTTCCGTTGCGGTTCTGCGCACTGGACTTCGTCAATAGCTTTAATTACATTCGCTATTTCGGAAAGCATTGAATACTTCGCTTTGAACGCGATAAGTTCTCTTAATGCGGATTCAAGAAGCTTCTTTGTTTTGTCCTCATTTTTTATAATCACATTCAGACTTTCGTATTTGCGTTCTTCGTCGGTTGTAACGGAATAGAACGCTCTGACGGGCGGTTTCTCTTCGCTTTCTCTCACAATACACATGTTGCGGATAATATAGCCTGCTTGTGTTTCGCGGTATTTTTCGGCGGCTTTTGTGTCGTTCCACTCAAATTCATTGTGTAAAGGTGCTGATTCGTCTCTGTTTGCTTCAACTAAATTCTTTGGAGTAATTCCTACAGTCTTCTCCAAATTTTCTAACATTTCTCCTGCTTTTTGTGCGTCCGCTTTAATCTGCGCCGCTTCTTTCCATTCGTAAACCATTGTTTTGCTCCTTTGTTAACTGTTAATAATTTTGGTATATCCATACCTGCCACACCTGACCAAGCCGCACCTTGCCGCGCCACACCTTGCCTTGCCGCGCCGCGCCACACCATACCTGCCGAACCTTACCACGCCAAGCCGCACCTTGCCTTGCCTTGCCCTACCATACCTGCCGAACCTAACCTGACCTTGCCAAGCCACACCTTGCCTAGCCGCGCCATGCCTCGCCTGCCAAGAGGTTAGATTGTAGCTACTCTGAACTTGCCGTACTGACCGTCTCGTTCGGGTCTCCATTCGCCCACACCGCAACAATAACCGCCTGCGTTTATGATGTTGATTATCTGCTCAAGTGTGTACTGTCCATTCTTGTTGTATGTTATTTTCATGTCGGCGTACCAGTTTCTAAACTCGCCACGGAAACGAATATCCGCTGTTCCTCCCGCGATTTTCACCATGTCTTCGCGCATTACGGGAACGTCGCTTTTGATTTCAATCATCTGATTTTCGTCTCCCTCTATGAAGAACACACCCCTCAAAGAAGCCTTGTCCTTGCTCCATCCCATACGGTAGGAAGCGGAAATTGCGGCTTGTTTGAACGCCGTGACAGGGAAGCCGAACCTTGCGCCGTTTGCTATAGCTTCGTTGAATCCTTCTTCTGTCATGTCTGCGGGCATTGGTGTGAGCCAGTACATTGACCTGATAAAGTCCTCGACGGGATTCTTTGCTTTTTTCGCGCTTGTCTTTGTTGCTTTCATCTGCTTGTCGAGGATTTCACGCTTTGCCTTTTCACTCCATGCGTGCATAATGAGCGGTGTTTCGCCGACGATTCTCAATGTAACTGTTTCGAGAATAATTTCCTTGATTTCCAGTGTGTTCTGTTCTGTTTTTGTAGCCATTTTTGTTTTCTCCTTTGCTTTTTTCTCTTTTGTGATTTATGTTATCTTCCTGTGCTGCCGAAGCCGTTTTCTCCGCGCTCTCCGCTTGCTATCTCATCTACTATGACTACGTCGCTTGTGTCGCAGGCTGTTACCACAAGCTGTGATATCTTGTCTCCGCGATTTACCGTGTATATCTCGTGAGAGTGGTTGTAAAGCTTTATCTTGATACTGCCCGAGTAAAGCGCATCCACCATTCCTGTCGAGAGAATGCCGTGGTTTATATTAAGTCCGCTCTTTGACCATATCTGACCACAGAAACCCTCGGGTATCTCCGCGCACACTCCTGTATCTATCGTTGCGCTGTCTCCAGGGTAAATCGTGACCGTGACGGGGGATAAGAGGTCTACTCCCGCGTCCTGTTTGTGCGCTCTTATCGGCGCGAACGCTCCTGCTTTAAGTTTAAAGTTCATATGTATCTCCTTATAGTGCCACTCGGGCAACTTCTTTCATGATTTTTTCGTATTCGCCTATGTCAAGGTTTATCGGCGGGTTCTTTGGTTCTTTCGGCGGTTCTTTTCGGCTTACTGCCACCGCGTCTTCCTTTACAACTTCTTCAAGGTGCAGCCCGCATTTCTCAAGTTTGCCGTGCATCTCGTTCAGTTCCTTGTGCAGCTCTCTGTCGACGCGGCGGCTGCCTATTAAGAATCGTTCGACGTAAGACTTTATCTGAGGGGCTACAAGCGCGTACAGGCGGTTCAATCTCTCCGCGCCGTAGTTGTAGGTGTCGTGCATATACATCAGCGTATACGCCGCATAGAGCCTTACAGCGCGTCTTGCGTTTGCTTCATACCATGCCGTTCTCACGTTGTGCGACATGATTTCAAGCTGTGTATGGTGCGCGTTTTCGTTGTACTTGTTGTCGGGGGAAAGCGCTTCAAAATCGCAGTCGGAGAAGCCTATGTTTCGGAGTTCGCGCTTTATCATGTACTCCGTCGTGTCTACGCCATCGTCAATGAGGTCTGAACTGTCTCCCTTGCGTCTGCCCTTGCCTTTGTCAACAAACATTGCCGTCGGCATATTGGCGTTAACCATTTCGCAAAGCCCGTTACGGTTGCCGTCGTAAAACCTTTGCAGTCGCTTCTCACGGAAGCCGTAGTTCTCGGCAAGCGTTACGCCGAAAGCAACGTCAACGTATTCGAGAAGCCACATTCCGTATTCGGTGGTGAGTGCGTTCTCCGCCTTTTGGTACTGCGTTTTCTTTGCCAAGCACTTCATGCTCCCGCGTCTTCCACAATGTTGATTATCGTGTACAGCATATCGCGCCTTTTGCGGAGGTTTGCGCGTTCTTCGTTCGGCGCGTTTCTCTTGTCGGCAGTTTTGAGACTGCTTTCGGTCTTTTTCAGCACCTTCCAGAGGTACGCCAGCTCTTCCGAGTAGTCGTTGTGGTATTTCGCATAGCATATCGGGCATACCTGTCTCCCTTCGGGAATCACAGCTCCGCACGTTACACATCTTTCTGCGTCAGTCATTGTTTTACTCCTTTCGTTTTGGTTTTGCTCTGTGCCGCTTCCGTGAGGTGTTCATCTTCTGCACACCTCTCTGATTGTTTCCGCCGATACGTAGCCGAGACGCTGACTGTCGGTGTGCATTCCGCGGCTGTCGTATCTCATACGGATTCTCCTGCGCTTTCTCGGCAGTGTGCGCTCATACGCTCTGAAAAGCTCTCTGACGGCTGTTATTGCTATAATGAGCAAACACATTGCCATTGCGCTTACGGTGAACACGACGCATGAGGGCGCGGTGTAGTACCACATTCCGCATGAGGTTATAACTCCGAGCATTGTCACGCCGCTCGATATCAGTGCATTCTGTATCAGCCTTTGTTTCATTGCCTTTGTCCTTTCGTTCAGAAGATTGTCGGGGGAAGAATGCTCATCCAGAACTCAACGTCTTTGATTTCGTAGGTTCTGCCGCCGTCCGGCAGGATTCCCCATCCGTCGTATTTTACGGAGTAATCGGCTACCATCATGCTTCCGTCATTCGTCCAGATAAGGTACTTGCCGGATGCTTTCGGTTTACGGCTTGCGGGATTCCACGGTGCGAAATCTGCGAATATTGTGTTGTCTGTCATGGTATTTGTCCTTTCATTGGTTCAGCAGGTCTTCAAACTCTGCTTTGGTTTTGATATAGTCCGATATTCTTCGGTCTTTGCCGTTTACCTCTACCGCGATACACAGCTCCATCAGACGGGAGCATATACGGTATCGGTCTATGTTCTTTCTGTCAAACATTTCGTCTCTTGTGAGGTTTGTGGTGACTATGAGCGGCTTGTGAGCTTTGCACCGCGCGTCTATCACTGCAAAAAGCTGCTCGTTCATCCATGGGGTGTTTCTCTCTGCCGCGTAGTCGTCGATGCACAAGAGGTCATAGTCCTGTGCAAGGCGGTTTATGTAACCTTGCTTCTCGGAATTGTCAAAGAGTTCGTTCGCTATCGCCGCGAAGGTTGCGAACTTGACGGAATAGAGCTTATCCATCAGCGCGTTTGCAATCTCGAGAGCGGCGTATGTTTTGCCCGTTCCGCACGAGCCGAAGAAGAGAAGTCCTTTTCCGCTTTCGCTGAATCGCTTGAAGTTTTCAACGTAGTTCCGGCATTTCTTTGTCAGCTCCGGATTTGTGCCGTCGTCGTTCTCAAAACAGCAGTTACGCAGTGCCTTGTCACCGTATGCGCTGTCTTTGAGTGCTTCCGCTCGGCTGTCGTGGATGAACTTTTTCCGTTCGGCTTCCGCTTGTTCTTCTCGGCATTTGCACATACACGCCACTTTTGTTTCGCGTCCTCCGAGTGTGACTGTTGTCTCTTTCGGAGTGTGGCATTTTCCGCAATACAGCAGTCCGTTTTCGGTATAGTCTCCGTCCTCTCGCGGATTCGCTTCTTTTGCGGCTTGCGCTATTTTCGTAAGTGTGTCTGCGAACGGATTATCCGAATACTGCATTCATTTCCTCCCAGTCTTCCTGCGACATCCATGCCGGCTTTCCGTTTTCGTCTTTTCCGTCGGCTGTGTTTGTGTCGTATATGTCTTGCCAACGCCACTGGTAGAAGTATGTCGAGCCTGCAAGTATGTACTGTTCGCTCGTGCGCTTTGCGGCTATGTAGTCCCTGTACCGCCTGATACCGTCGGCTATAGTCTCGTCGGTCACTCCGGCTGCTATAGCTCTCTGATAGCTCTCAAAAGCGTTCTTTTTGCCGTTTTTCTTAGGGTATTCTGCCCATAAGGCTTCAAAACGCTCTCCAATCGTCGGTTTTCTGTGCTTAACCTCGGATTCCGGCGGGTCAAGGGGTTCAAAGCCTTCAAAGGAAATCTGCTCGTCCTCACACGCGCCCGCGCACACGCCCGTTAGTGCTTCTTCTCTTTTTTCTTGGTAAGGGGGGATTATAGGGGGGTTAGTAATAGGGGGTGTGGGGGAAAGAGGAAGGGGGGAACAAGGGGGGACACCTTCTTTTCTCTCTTCTTGTCCGTAACATTCTTGTAACGTTACGGAGTTGTTACTGTAACATTCTTGTAACGTTACGGAGTTGTTACGTTCCCTTCTCGTTTTTTGCATTCCCTCTTTAGCTCTTGTCCTTTCCTTCAGACTTGCATATATCCTGTCTGCTATGTACTGATTGTTCGCGGATATCTGTGGTTCTGGAAGGTCAAACAAAATGGCTTTTGTCAGCGTAATATAGTCCTTTTGAGAGAGCGAGTTGAGTTCGTTTTTCCACTTGTCACTGATTAATGCCATGTTCTCCATCCTCTCTCACAAGATAGAGCTTGAAGCCGAGATAGTGTATTATCTGTAATATCTCGTTGACCTTAAAATGCGCTTTGTAGCCGTTGTGAGGGAAGTTTCCGCTGAGTTTGTAATGAATTGTTTTCGGTGTTATTTCGAGCAATTCCGCCATTCCGCCGTCGGTGTAGCCGCGTGTTTTCCAGTTTCTGTGCAGCTCATCTACAAGCTGTCTCTCGTCTATTATCTCCGTTACCTTTTTCATGTGTCCGTGCCTCCTTTCGCCTGCGTGATTGTATGGGATTCTCCTGCGGCATTGTGAGTGCTTCGCAGAGGGTATAGTTGCCGCGGCTGATTCTCCCCTGCGTCCTCTGCACGGGTACGCCGTAGAGCTTGCACCACTCCGTCAGCGTATGCCGTTCGCCGTTCAGCTCGTAGAGTTTACCGCTTCCGCGCTTAGGCATTTTTCTTTGTTCCTGCGGCTGTCGAACAGTTTCTGCATCTCGCCACGCCATCAGTGTTTGCTCTTTCCGCCATGTGGTAAACCTGTCCGGCGTTCCATGTCTTGCCGCTCTTGTCGGTAAAGGCTTCAAACGGCTTTCCACACACCGCGCATTTGTATTCTTTCGGTTTCTGCGCCATGTTGTCGAGTTCGCTTACTGATATCTCACCAACAGGCGGTTGATGTGCGGTTCTCGTTTGTTGTGCGGCTGTGTACTTCGTTCTGTCGTTTGCCCAGTATACATCTGCCGCCATACCTAAAGCCTTGCATGACACGCTGAGAGCGTCTGTGAGAGCCATCTTGTAGGCTTCGTCTGATACATACGCGCCGTTTCTCTCAACTGTAGTGAGGGAAGAGCCGCCTGTTCCCGGGATTGCTTCGCTCCATTCTCCATCGATTTTAACGTAGAGGTTGATATTGACGAAAGCGCGTATTTCGTTATCCGTGCCTGTTTCAAGCCACTGCTTTGTTATCTCGTATTTCCAACCGAAACCGCAAGTTCCGAAAGTCTCTGTAAGAGCCTTGATTCTCCACATCGGATTGATATCCGACATTCCCTTAAGTCTTCCTGCGGCTATCGGCTTTATCGCTTCCTGCGGCACTGCGCGGAGCTTGTTGTATATATCCATGTTTTCCATTATCAATACTCCCTGTATGGTTTATAATCTTCGTACTGTATGCCTTCCTGCTCCATGAAGTTCCTGAGCTTCACGAGCTGTTCCTTAGTGCCTGTGGCAATGTAAGTGAGCCTGTAGAGTTTAGTGTCCTCTGACGGCGTTGTGGGCGTTTCTGGTGCGTTCTCCTTTAGGCTGTCGAGGGCTTCCTTCATGTGCTTGTCGGCGGCTTCAAGGCGTTTTTTGATGTTTTTTGCGTCGTTCTCAAAGTCGATATATCCGGCGAGGACTGCGGTTTTTACTCCCGTGATGTAATCGTTAAAGTTTGCGGTCATTTTGCGGAGCTTTGTTCTCGCTTTGCGGTAGTCTTTTGCGCTCTCTTCCGATATCGGAACGGCTTCCACTCTGTCGCAGAACTCGTTTATCGGTGCTATGAGGTCTGCAAGGTGGTTTTCAAGGACAAGTTCGCTCTTTATCTCGACGAGGTTCAAGCCTTCGGGAATGATATCCTCGGTGTAGATGTTGGCGAGAGCTGTTATCTCGTTTGTCTCGGTCATTTGATTAACTCCTTTTTTCTTCGCTTAAAGCAAGCAGCTGCGCCTGTGCATTTCTTTGCGGTACAGGTCAGGCAGACGGCTGTATCTGTCGGGTCTATTTTGTTATGTGATGCGACTTTGCGTCCCTTGCGTGGCTTTACTTCCGGCGGCTGGGTGTGCAGATTGGTCACATCATAAAGGTATCTCGGCATTCTTCATCCGCTCCTTTCGGTCTTCTTCGTCCTGCTCGGTGGTGACGGGGTCGCAGTTCAGTGCTTCCAACGTCTTGCCGAGGGAGTAGAAGAAGAAGTCTGCTGTGCAGTCGGGGCATATATACTCGACATTGTCACCGTCGTATGTGATGAGGGCGGGCTTCTCGATGTGGTCCGATGTGATGTCGCTGTGACAGCGGGTGCATATGTGGTGATTTTCGGCGATTGCCTTATCGACGTATGTCCACTCGCTGAATTTGTAGGGGCTACTCATTGTCGGATTCATCCTTTTCTGCGAGGAACACGTTGACGAAATAAAGCTGACCTTTTCCCGTGACCTTTGTTGTTTTGTTAACTCTCACCGAGCCGTCGGGGTTTATTCCTGTCGATTCCTTGATTTCAAACAATCCACGCTCCATTGAAGATTGTGTGGGGAGATTGTAGCTTGCGCCGCGCTTCTTGATTAGATAACCGTCATTTCTCAACCGCTCGAACAGTCTGTTCTGACGGAGAAGCTTTGCGAGGTCTCCAATGAGAATTGAAGTTTTTGCTGTCGCTACCGCGTCCGCAAACAAGACTTTCGGTTTTGCTTCTTCAAGCTGCTTGTTTGCTTCTGTAAGCTGTCCTTTGATTGAATCAAGCTGGCGGTTTGCTACTTGCAATGCCCTTGCCATGATAACTTCGGGCGAATTCCATGCTTTCTCTACTTCGAGGAAATATTCGCGATACTGCTTTCCGACTTCGGTGCGCTGTATCATGCAAATCTGCTTTGCCATTTCGATTGTGAGCTGATGGTCTGTAAAAGTTGTTTCGTTACCTTGAGCTGTTACTCTTTTTTGAGTAATAGCTATATAGTCTTCGTTTTCGGTAAAACCGTACTCGCACACACGGGAGAACCAGTCGTTATATCTTGTGCTGATTCCCAGTTTCTTGTGTAGGTCACGTCCTGATACTGTCAGGCGGTCGTTTTCGTAGGTTACTTTGATTAATTCGTTCATTAGTCCTCCTCTTTCTTTTCACCGTCTTTACGCTCTTCGCGGTGCTTTTTTCCTTCTGCATAGCCTTGGGCGTACGCGAGAATGATTGCGCGTCCTATATCGCCTGATTCGCAGTACGCTTTGAGCAGTTCGGAAAAATCGTTTGTGTTCGCGACTTCATTAAGCTTTTTGTCTTGCTTTATGTACGTATTTCCGTTGAGGGTGATTATGTCATTCATCACTTTCCCTCTTTCTTCTCAGTTTTTTCTTCCGACTTTTCGGCTTTTTCGACTTTCTTTGTCTGATTGGCAATTTCAATGCCCTTGCAAAGTCCCTCGGTAAATGCCGAAATAACGGTCTTCTGATAGTCGGTCACGTCTTTGATTGTCTTTGCAATTTGTTCTGCTTGATATTTTTGTTTTTCAGTCACTGTTTTTACCTCCTGTTCTCTCTTCTTGGTCTGAAACCATTATACCACACTGAGAAAGGATTGTCAACCCCTTAAACCAAAGTTTTTTAAAGAAATGTGATTCAAAAGGCTTGACAACCAATTACCGCCATGATATAATATAATGCAGAAAGGAGGATGTACTGAGTGTATGAAGTTAACGAAAGAGTTTTAGAACTCCGAGAAAAGCTAAAGCTCACAAGAAAAGAATTTGGCGAGAAAATAGGTGTCAGCGACAGCGTAATCAAGAACATTGATTATAAAAAAACCAACCCTCGCCCGCTGCTTTTAACTCAAATATGTACTGTTTACAATGTTAACGAAAGTTGGCTTCTCAACGGAGAAGGTGAGATGTTCGTCAAGAAAACTCTCGAAGATGAATTGATTGATGTCTTCGGAAAGATTTTGAATGATGATAACGATTTTCGGAAACGGATGATATCGGCACTCGCCCAGCTTGATGATGATGGGTGGAACGCTATCGAAGAATTCTGCAAGCGGATTGTAAGCGGCGGAGAACCAAAAGAACAAAGCAAATAAAAAAGAGCAGGGAAGCGATTCCTTGCTCTTTTCTGTCTTACTGTAAGACGGTTGTAAGATTTTTGTAAGACTGACTGCCAACTGACATTCGTCTGACAGTCAGATTAAGCGGTCACGGTGATAGTCACAGTGACGGTCACGGAGACTTTCTGTTCTTGGAACGTTCTTGGAACGTTCTTGGAACGGTGTTTCTGTAACGTTACCGTAACTGTTACTGTAACGGTTTGTTTAACGGTTAAATCACTGTTAATTAACGGTTAAACATCGTTTGACTTCCGTTTGACTGTCAAACCTCACTATCCGGTAAAACTTTTGCGGGAAACTGATTTGACGGAATGCGTTCTGAACGCCCCAGAAGCCGTTTAATGCGTGTTATTATTCAATACAGGTAAATACACTAAAAAACAAATAACACGCGCCACAGATGGTTCTGACGCGTTGTGTGGCGTTTTGAATGTACAGCAAGGGCGCGGGAATGCTATTGGGCGAAAAGCAAGCCGCAAAAGTGGAAATGCAGAAAAAACGACGCGACGGCGAAAAAAAGAAAAACGCTGAAAACTGCGTATATTCTATAAAATTAAGATATACTATATTTATACTCTAAATTAAGTTACTCTATTTTTGATAGTATATACTTAAAACTATAGTTAATCCTATAAAGTATAGTTATTCTTATATTTTTTTCTTACACGGTCACTCACCCGTAAGGGTGAGGGGGGTCCCCTCTGGGGGGTGGGGGCTGGGGGGAGTGCTGGCACTCACCCTTACTCTTTTCTTTTATCTCTCTATTTCTTCTTTCTTCTTTATTCTTTCTTTTGGTTCTTTTCTTTCTTTTTCTTCTTTCTTCTTTCTCTCTCTTTTTTCTTTTCTCGTAACAGCGGGGTTTTTGCGGTATTTTTTTACGTTTTTATGCGTTTTGTTGATAAACTTTTGGCTAAGCTCTTGACTGATGATTGATTTTGTGATACCCTTTATCCGAAAGGATGTGACAGCAAATGAAGAACAGCACAAAGATACTTATAGCTTGCGGAATTGTTACCGCTATGTCAACCTCGCTACTCGCTGCAGGGCAGCTCATGACGATTGATGTAGACCCGTCGATAAAGATTCTCGTTGATGGGGAAGAGTTCCACCCGAAGGACGCGAACGGAAATGATGTAATGACATTTTCCTACAACGGCACGACTTACGCACCGCTCCGTGCACTGGCAGAAGCATACGGACTTGAAGTCGGCTATGATTCCGACCGGCGTATGGCTACGGTGTCAAGTTCCGGCGGTTATAGCGGATATGAAAATGATAGCGGTTATCAAAATACGAGCAACGTGCTGTATGATGATGATTTTATCACTATTTCGTTCAGCCGTGTTTACTCCGAAGAAAACTACTGGGGCGAAACCGAGTATTATATCGAGCTTTTAGGCACTAACAAGACAAATGTAGAATTAAAAATAACTTCTTCGGCTATATCGATAAACGGATTCAGTTATGACGTAAATGGCAATTCTGTTCGGATAGCCCCTGATTCTACGGGATATTTAAGATACACAACCGACGATAACGTCGAACTTCCTATGACGATTACAAAAATATCGGGTAAACTACAAGTAGCCGATTTTTCGGAAACAATGCATTTTAACGACAGCGAATATTCATATTACTACTATGACGCACAGTTCGGCGGAAATATCAATTGACGATGAAACGCAAAACAAATACTCTTCTAATGACACTTTGTTTTGTTGCATATGCACAAATGTCTAAAACGGAAACAGAATAAAAAAGAGCCTTGCGGCTCTCTTTTTTTGCTTATTTTTTCAGATACTCGTTATTTCCGCCGATTACATTGCCGTCTGTGTCGAGTTCGTCCCACAGATGTCTTCCTTTTCCGCTGTTCCGCCACTGTCCGAAGCCGCTGTACTTGCCGTAATCAAGCCATTCGCGGACTGCCGGTTCAAGCTTTTCATCGAACAGCAGAATTGTGAATTCGACGGAAGAACCGGCGGGAAGAGTTTCAGACGCGGCGAGGGCTGTTCTTTCGCCTGTTGCGCCGTTGGTTCTCAGCGGTCGCTCGCATATGCCGAGTTCGCCGTTGACCATGTACGGTGCGAAACGCGGCTCGACAAATATCAACTTATCAATGACCTTTTTATAAGCCTTGATTTTGGCTGATTCCGTCGTTTTGACGCGGGAAAGTCCTCCGCAGGCATCCTTAAACGCGCCCTTTATCTGGTAATCCCACACGCCTGGCTTGCCATTTTGTTTGGGGAAGACCGTCACGCCTTTGTCTTCCTCGTTTTCGATTGCTTCTATTTCGTCCTCCGTGTCAAGCGAGTCCGGCGCTTTGCTTGCTATGTACTCGCTATAGATTTTCTCGCTTGATGGAGACGAGCCTAACACTTCTTCCACAAACGTCAATCTAACTTTTAACTTTTTTGCTACAAAATCTGCCATTTTTTATTCCTTTCTTTTCCTTTTCACTGCTTTTCCATCTATATAATTGCAGTGCCATTTCATTGCTTCTCTTGGCACTCTGAGCGAATCTGCGCCCTGCCTATCCTTTGCTTTTCCATCTGTTGATTGCAGTGCTATTCCACTGCTTCTCTAATCCTTGCCAACTGTGCGATGCCGTTTCTCTGCTTTTCCATACATTACTAGTCCCCGCGTAGCTTCGCCAATCCGTTGCCATTCTGTTTTTTCAGTTTTCTTCCATCACCTCCTTAATTTTCGCCGACACAACATCCGCCGCCAGCAGTTCGAGGGCGTATTCGGGCGGTTGCGTTTCGCCCATATCCCACCCTTCGACGGTTCTTTTGCCGATTAGGTAGTTTCGGGCAAACTCCACCTGCGTTAATCCGCTGATTTCGCGGACTTTAGATGCGGTGAAGCAGCGCGAAAGCTCATAAATGATGCTCAAAATTTTGATGGGTGCGTCTCCGCTGCCGTCGGCAGGATAGCATTCCTGCGGCAGGCTGCCGCCTGCCTCTGTAATATACTCATCAAGTGATGAGCAGTCCTCCGCGTCGATGCGGAGTCTGTGGAAATCCGATAATAACATAATTGATACCTCGCTTTACTCGATAATTTTGTATATTTCGACTGTGTGCTCAAATTCCGGCAGTGTTTCGTTATCCTCTCCGAGTGCTGTGAGAATTTTAGATGCCGCGCGGAGGAAATTCTGGCGGTCGCAGAACATATAGTAGCCGCCGGTGAGGTCGTAAATCTCGCACTCATCGGGCGAGAGATAATAATCATTTGGTTTGTTCATAATTTCGCCGAGGTTGTAAACCTCAGCATCGTCATAGTCGAGGATTTCAGGGGAATCTCCAAGGATTCCGACGAGGTTCTCAAAGACTTCCTTTGCCTTTTTGGCGCGCAGAGCTTCTATCTCTGCTTGTGTTGTAAGCTTTTTCATGATGGGCAACTCCTTTTTTCTAATTTATGATACCTCCGGACGGAGGGAACGCGCTAAACCTAAACCCTGTTTTATAGCCGACTTTTCAGATTTCCACGCCGAGAATTTCTGCGGCTTCTTCGTACATTCTTTCCCAGTTTTCGTTCACGGCGGCATCAATTACTTTTTCCTTGTCCTCGATAACTTCAAGAGCCTTTTCATAAAGCAGGTCTTCATTCTCATATTTAGCCCTATCTATCAGTTCTTCGGTGAAATCTTCTTCCCACTCGTCTTGGCAGCTTATCATAAACGCCAACTCTTCGTTGGAGTAATCAGCCAAATTTCTTTTCATGTCATCTTCCTGCTCGATTTCGTACTCTTCGCCATCAATGGTGATGGCTTCAGTGTCCTCGTCGATTTTCATTTTTTTAAATTCTGGGCATACGTGGAAATAGTCGTTATTAAAGGTGATGTATTTCTTGTACTCGTATGCTACGAGCTTTTTTGTGCCATCTTTGAGGGCGATGTAGTAAATCATGATGTTCTCCTTAATTTTTGATTGATACCTCCCTCCGCCGGAGGGAACGCACCGAGCCTAAACCCTATTTATAGCCGCTCGGTCGGCTTGATTAAAGGGCCGCCCCCTCCGGGAAACAGTCGCTTTTTGCCAGCTTTTCGATGAGCTCTACTTGTGTCATGTGGTAGCCGGGTTCGGCGAGTCTCTTAATCGTGTGAGCGTAGCTGTGCTCGTCGTCGTAGTAGTCGTTTTTCTCGTCGTCGTCATATTTCTCGTGATATTCGCCGATGATGTCGAGCGCGTAGTCCTTAAAGACGTAGCACTTTTGAGCGAAAATGTCGTCGATGAGGCGGAGAAAACCGTATCTTTTAATAGCTTCCTCGGCTGTGATTCGCTTGCCCTGGTCGATGATGACCTCCTTGGCGAGCTCGGCGAAGGAGTAGGAGAAGCGGAGCTCAACCGCACTGCTGTGCTTGGTTTCGAGGAGCTCTCGGAGTTCGATTCCCCCCTCCGCGTCCTCGTCGACTACTTTGAGGAGGTTTCCGCTCTCAGCGACGTAAGCGGAAAGGAGGTCGTCGGCGGGCTGCGTGTTGAGAATGATGTGGAGTTCGGGAGATGACTCAAAAGCTATCTCGTAGCCGTCGACACCTCCGTCAGTCGGGAGGTCGTCGGGGCGGCGTGAGCGGCGAGAATGGGAATCTTCCCATTTGTCGATTCTCGCAGCTATAAAGCGAGCATCTTCTTCTGCTTCGTCGAATCCGTAGTAAGCTTTGGTCTCACCGTCGTAGGGGTAGTCTTCGTGGAGGAGAGCGATTCTCACCGCCCAGCTTTTGGGTTCTTCCGGCTCGTTCTCGGGCTGGTAGCTGTTAGCCACCCAGTCGAGGTCTTCGTATGAGTATTCCTCGCCGTCGATGATGTAGGTCTGGTCTTCGGTGGCTTCCGCTCCTGCCCACTCGATAGCTTCGTCGAGAGTGAGGTTTTCTCCACCGAGAACTGAATAGAGGGTTTTTCCTGTGTTTTTGTCGATAAGCTTCATGATGTTCTCCTTTTCGTTCTTTTCTTTACACCTACATTATACCGCAAAGTCCGCGGTTTGTCGATAGGTTTTGAGAAATTTTTTTGATTTTTTTATGATTTATTTTGCGACAACGTTTGTGATTACGTCGTCTTCGATTTCCTCTGTTCCCTCGTCGGATATGGTGACGAGGACGGAAGAGCCGCTGGAGATTGACCGGTCGTAGAAGCCCCACACATTGCCGTCGTCGGTGATGATGTAGCCGCAGCCGCTGTTTACTGCGGTGTATGTGCCGTTTTGGTAAAGCTCCTGCTTGATGGGGGAGCAGGAGACTATGCCCAACATGATGATGAGGGCGAGTGATGTGATTCTTTTCATTGTTTTTTTGTTCCTTTTCCATTGCTTTTCGTTTCGCTCTTGCTCTTCAGAGCCGGACTTTTACCGGCTGACGATTCCCGCCGAAGCGGGGAAAGGGGTTATTTTACTAACGGCTTTGTGCGGATGTCATAATAAAAGTTTGTGTCAAAATAGTCAACCATGGCGTTTGATTCGTCATAGCGGTATGCGCTGATGATGGAATTCACTTTTTTGATGATTTCCATTGTTTCGGCTGTGTATACTTTATATTTGTCGAGGTGGTAAATGTTCAAATCGTTTTCGCTTTCGGCTTCGCGACTGTATTCGCATTTCGCTGCGGCAATTCGGATTTTCTCCTGCTCGTCGGCTGATATCTCGCTGTAGTATTTGTTGATGTGTATTGTTTGGCTTTTCCCGTCCTCGTCCTCGTAGTAAATCCAGCTTGCGGACGTGGGAATGCGATAATCGACAGCAAACTGTTCTTTGCTGATGTACGCTGTCGTGGGGAGTGAGAGCGTGACGGTGATTGACTGCCCGCCGGAATAAGATTTGCAGCGCACGGATGCGCCTTTGATTCCCGCCGCTTTGATGTCCTCCCTGATTGCTTTTGATAAGTCCGCGCCGTAGAGGTGTTTATCGGACTTTGAGCCGTAGACCGCGCCGCCGCCGAGGTAGCCGTCTGTGTAGACCGTCGCGCCCTCCGTCTTTTCTCCGGTGATGTCCTCGCCGTCTCTGTCGTTGGCGATGATGGCGTTGATAAGCTCATGTTCCTGCGCGTAGCCGTACCAGCACGCCTTAACGTGATTCCAACGCATTTTCAACGCTTTCAGCGCGTCGAGAGTTGCGCGGGACGGCTTGCCGTCAAAATAAACCTCGCGACTGTTGTATTGATGATTTTCACGGATTTCGTAGTTTGTCATGATTGATTGATTCCTTTCTTTGCTTCGCTTTCGGCTGTCGGGGTTTGTGACCGTCTGCCGGACCGCATTAACGGGGTTTCCCCCGCCACTCTGCTTAGATTGCCTTGTAATTCGATTCTGCTATATTTCTACGTGCTCGGCGATATAAATAAAAGTTTGACCTTTGTGCACTTCCAAGATGATAAAATGTGTCCAATCGGGATTAAATTTACCGCATTTTTTTCTGTCGTCGTCGATATTGGCATCGCTTTTTGCCATCGCGCCAAGGGTTTCACCCCATTTGAGGGATTCAGGATGGTTTTCAAGGAAAATTTCGACGGCCTTATGAGCATCTGCACATTCGATTAGCATTTCTGTTTCTTTTCTCATTTTCATGATTCCTTTCGATTTTAATTTGGCTTTCCGCGACCCCTTACGGGGTTTCGGCTGGTTGCCGTCCAGCTCTCGTCAGGCGGAGGTTAGTCTGCGATATAATATTCGACGTATATGTAGTTCGTCGTGTCCCGACGGGGTCGGAGAATGATGTAGCCTTCGCCAAACTTACCCTTGTAAGCTTCGACCTCTCCGGCTGACTTGCGGGAGATGTAGCCGCGGCGGCTGGCGATGTGATGGAGTTTCATGGTTCTTGTAATTTCTTCGATGGTTTTCATTTTCTGTTCTCCTATCAATTTATATTTAGTTTTAAAGAGCTTCGGGAGGATTTTTGCTCTCTCCCTTTGACATCTATATTATATCACATTGCGCAATACTTGTCAATAGTATTTAGCAATATTTTGAGTTAAATATTGCACAATGTTTGAGACAATATTTTATGCACAATGCCTATTGACAAACGGGGCAATGTTGTTTTAAAATGTAGCAAAACGGGAGGAATAAAAATGGCAGACTTTAACAAAATCAAGTATAACAACGAATACAACAAGCAGTCATATGACCGCATAAACCTAATGACCGAAAAAGGCAAAAAATCCCAGTGGGCGGAGAAAGCCAAGGCGGCCGGGCTGTCGCTCAACGCTTATATCACAAGAGCGGTCGACAACTATGCAGGGATAGAGGATTTTACAAAGGTAGAAGTAAGAGCGAAAGAAGAAGCGCGGCGGGAAGTCTTGGCGAAAGTCGCGGACGCGCTAAAGCCGGACAGACAGCCGGACAAATCAGACTTTGACGAGGCAATAAAAAAGCGGTTGCAGGGGCTTATATAAGCAAGAGGGGGGCGCAAGCCTCTTTTCTTTTTGCCGTTAATATTTCAGACACAATTTACTCCCGCTCCACACTTGACAAACGTATAGTTTAGTGCTATAATCAACCACGAGGGGGAGGGGGGGAGAGGAAGAAAAGGAAAGTAAAAGGAAATCAGCCTTAATATATCACTATTACCAATATAGTTATATTATAGTAATAAATGGGATTATGTTAATATACAATATTATTGTTATAATATAGTTATATAATAAATTAAGCGGAAGGGAGAAAGTGAAGTGAAAGTTGAGCATATAACAGACTTTGAGACGCCGGAAGAACTTACAAATGTAGAACAGCCGAAGAAGCGGAAGAAGCAAGGACGCAAGACAAGCAATCATAACAAAGCGATTGCGGCAAGAGAACGTTTGGAGTGTGAATTAAACGGATGTTCCGACCCGAGAACCCCGCTAACAGAAGTAAACCCCGATACGCTCACCGCTCTGCAAGAGCTTATGACGTTGCCGGCTGTTGATCTTGACAGTGCGGACGAGGTCGAGCAGCGTTGCAACGACTATATATCATGGTGCAGCCGGTACCACGCTTTCCCCTCGCTGGCAAGTCTCGCCGTTGCTCTCGGTGTCGATCGTGTAACCCTTATAGAGTGGGGGACTAAGTCGCGTATAGGTCAGCGTCATTCTACAATTATAAAAAGAATGAAGACGCTCATAGCCGCAAACACCGTCCAAAAGGGTGCTGACGGCTCTCTCAATCCCGTGTACGCGATGTTTTTGCTCAACAACAGTTCGCAAGGCTTTGCAAATAACACGCGCTTAGAGGTCGCACAGACACCCACAGAGCAAATCGACGCGCCAAAACTTGATGATGTAATAGAGATATACGACAGCAAGGACACAAGCGACGCATAAGACGCGCCACAAAGCCGCCGGAGCGTTATATTCACGATTTTGTGATAGGGCAGGGAAGGACTTAGTTAAGCGTATAAAGCATTATGAGAGCGTACAGGCACACCCAGACAGACACATATAAAATTAGACAAAATGAAGATTTTGTATAATTCGGGGAAGAGATGCCCGATATGCGACACTGGGTGGTTGACGGCTGTTGTGGGGGGGCGCGTGTTAGTCTCCCAAACATCCGCAAGAAATAAAAAGACGTTTAGAACAGCATCGGTCGAAAGTGAAAGATAGACCCGAAATACCACCGTATGATTCAGAACTGCAAATGCTGTGTTTTTCAAGGTTTCTGTTATTCATAAAATCTTTTATAGTATGCTCGTTCTCCTTGTATTCAACGATTGTGTATGAAAGAACCGTTGTTGTTTTAAGCGTCTTTTGAAAAATTCGCGCAGAAACAAAAAAGACCTCCGAGGTGTGTATGAGATATGTCGATATATACGTTTTCGGAGGTTTTATCGAAGATAGCGGAGTTGGGTATTGGCAAACATTGTTGAGGTATGGCAAGCATGAGAAATACATTAGCGGAAGAATTGCCGGATGGAATTCCATACGGTGTACGATGGTTGCTATAGCCGAAGGGCTGAAAGCATTGAAAGAACCGTGTAATGTTACGGTATACACTCAATGCGACTTTATCCCGAAAACGTTTGAGGTCGGATGGAAGAGGAAAAGCAATCTTGATTTGTGGATGGTAATAGATGATTCTGCGGCTGTTCACACGGTACAGTATAGGTGGTATCAGAAGATAAAATCTGTATTTCGTGATTATTTCAGGCGAACGGAAGAGGTGAACGAGAATGGAAGCACTGCAAGCGGAGATAATAGCGGGCGAACACACTGATAGGCGTTATCTTGACGTAGCGGAAAATATTCTTTCTCACATCAAAGCAGAGCCTGAGAACATGAAACATTATACGGCATTGTATTCGGTGCTGTCTTCGATGAATAACTGCGCTGAAAAGTGGCGGTATTCCGAGACTTTGAAGAGATATTGCACCGAGCGAATTATACAAAATAAATCGAAAGACGCAAGTTCTCTTTTTAAGGCTGTGCTTTTGCTTGAAGCGCAGGGGCTAAGGCTCGACAGCTATATGCAGTATATAGAGCTTCAGCGAGAGCCGGAGAAAAGATTCTGGATTCCGCGAAGAAAGCAGCTTGAACCTGTCTGCCGCGCAATGCAAAAGCTTGTGGACGGAGAACTTGACATATTGTCTATATCTGTTCCGCCCGGTTGCGGCAAAAGCACGCTTGAAATTTTCCTGCATTCGATGATGATAGGCGCGTTTCCCGATAGTTGTTCCCTTGCTTCGGGACATTCGGGAACGCTTACTAACTCAATATATGACGGCGTAAACAGCATTCTGTCAGACCCTGATTATTTATGGCACGACGTGTACCCTGCCGCAGGCACGATTATAACCAACGCAAAGGAACAGACAATAGACCTCGGCAAGAAACACCGCTTTTCGTCTCTTACCTGCCGTGCTATAGGTGCTTCCCTTACAGGTGCTACACGTTGTGAAAAGCTTCTGACCGCCGATGACCTTGTGTCGGGTATTGAGGAAGCATTGAGCATTGAACGACTTGACAAGCTTTGGACGGCTTACACGAACGATTTGAAGTCGAGAAAGAAACTAAACTGCAAAGAACTGCACATTGCTACAAGATGGTCGGTGCATGACCCTATAGGAAGACTGCAAACAATGTACGCGGATTCTCCGAAAGCTCAGTTTCTCGTAATGCCTGCGGTTGATGAAGACGGCGAAAGCAATTTCAATTACCGCTATGGTGTCGGCTTTGATAAGGAATACTTCGAGGACATGAAAAACAACCTCGACGATTGTTCGTGGCGGGCTTTGTTTATGAATCAGCCGATAGAGCGCGAGGGACTTCTCTACAACGAGGACGAACTCAGACGTTATTTTGAACTTCCCTCGGATTCGCCGGACGCTGTTATATCTGTGTGTGACACAAAGGACAAAGGAGTGGACTACTGTGTAATGCCTATTGCTTACCAGTATGGCAATGACTTCTACATCGAAGAAATAATCTGCGACAACAGTAATCCCGAAATAGTTGAAACAAGGCTTGTTGAGGTTCTTTTACGGCACAAAGTCAAATTGAGCCGCTTTGAATCAAACTCTGCGGGCGGAAAAATCGCGGAAAAGGTTCAGAAAGAGGTAAAATCTCGTGGCGGCATAACGAGAATCACTACAAAATATTCGACAGCAAACAAGGCTACGCGAATTATAGTTGATTCTCCATTTGTCAAAGAGCATTTCCTTTTCAAGGACAACAGCGTTATAAAGAACAATAAAGAGTATAAACGCGCTATAGGCATGCTTTGCAGTTATACTATGGCGGGAAGAAACGCGCATGACGATGTACCCGACGCATTCTCGATGCTTTCGGACTTCATTCAATCATTTGAGACGCAGACCGTAAGAGTAATACAAAGACCTTATTGAGGTGGCTATGGAAGATGAGAAACACGCGCACCGTCTCAAGTACATCAAAGAAGACGCGCTTATTATAATCAACGAGATTTTAGAACGTGGTAATGACGTTAAAATAAAGAAATCGCGCGAAGAGGTCACTATACTTGAAATAACCGCTTCGAGAAAAGCTAAATACACTATAAAAACGCTGTAACAATCGGGTTGCAGTAAGAGCCGATAGGGGCTATTCGTATGGAAAACATACGGGTAGTCCCTATTTTTGTTTACACGGAGGTTTTTCACGTGCTTGAAAATGATATTGTTCGCCTTACTACTTGTGATAGCCTTCATGGTCGGCGAAAGATACTAACGAACAAACAAAAAATAACCAGCGACAACGTTGTGTCCGTGCTTGAAGATTCGCTCGGTTTCGACAGCGCAAATGTCGCGGAAATAAATTACTTATATGACGTTTATCGCGGAATAATGGATATCCGCTATAAAGACAAAACCGTAAGACCCGACAACAACAACAAGGTCACTATCAACCTTCCGAACAAGATAGTTACTTTTAAATCCTCGTTCTTCCTCAGTTCTCCCATTCAGTATGTAGCGGCGAACGGAAAAGAGGATATATCCGACAAGGTAGCTTATCTGAACGTTCTTATGACTTCCGAGGGAAAAGAATCAAAGGACAAAGAGTGCTCCGACTGGATGCACATCTGCGGAGTTGAACCGAGGATGGTTCTTCCCGACCCCGACAACGAGAAAGACGGCAGTCCCGCAGCTCTTTATTCCCTTGACCCGAGAGAAGCGTTTGTTATCTACTCTTCGGGCATTGGCAGAAAACCTCTCGCGGGTGTACTGAAACAGTACGACGAGGACGATAACCTCATTTACTACGTTTATGTGCCGGAAGGAAGATACACCGTAAAGGGTAACGATATTGCGGACTGGCTTGCTTACGACTTCGGGCGCGTTCCGATAGTGGAATATCCGCTGAATGAAGCTCGTTTAGGAGCGTTTGAGACGGTTCTCTCGCCTATCAACATGATAAACACTCTTGAATCCGCTCGTGTTGACAATGTTGTTGACTTTGTGAACGCCTATGACGTGTTCCAAAACTGCGAAATCGACGAGAACACATACAAGGAGCTTGCAAGGGGCGGTCAGTGTATCTGCATCAGAAGCGGTCAGGGAACGGAAGCAAAGGTTTACCGCATATCCTCCGAAATCTCTCAGACGGGCGTTCAGACGGAAATAGACGCGCTGTATGACTACATTGATGAAATAACGGGTATGCCGACAAGAGCCGGAGATTCAGCCGCGGCAGACACGGGCATGGGAACGAGATTCCGCAACGGGTGGCAGGACGCTTCCGCGAGAGCTAACGACACTGAAAAGCTATTTGCGCGTTCAGAAAGAGAGATTCTGAAGCTGATTCTCAAAATTTACAAAGACAAGGGTGTTCTCGACCTTGACCCGAACGATGTTAAGATTCAGTTTACCCGCGAAAACCTCACCGACATTCAATCGAAAGCACAGGTTCTTTGCGAACTGCTCAACAACGAAAAGGTTCATCCGCGCGACGCTTACGACATTTCCGGTTTGTTTACAGATGTAGAGAATGCATACCAGCGCGGTATGGAGTGGTATGAAGAAGCACAGTCCGAACTTGAAAACAGCTTAGAAAAGGAGCTTGAGAATGCAAGAACGGTACATAACGACGGACAGAGCGATAGAAATACTGCGGAAGAAGACAATACGGCGGTTTGAAAAAGCTAAGTCCTCAATAAGACTTGCTAAATTCGACGAGCTTCACATTATAAAGACCGTCGCGACGCTTTACAAGAACCTTGACAGCGATTTACGGGACACGATGTTAGAACTTGCCTTTGCCATATATGAAGAAATAGGCGAAGAAGTAAGCCGATACGGTTACAAGGACATCGGAAAAATTTCCGCAAAAGCAAAAAAGACCCTTGTTGAGACTGTCCTCTCGTCTCCGAATTCCGTAACAAAGTACGAATACGAGAACGAAGTCTTAAGAAAGCGCGACAGGCTTTCAGAAGCTCTCAGGACACGTTCAGACGTTAACAGCGATTGGAGACGTGCAGTAAGCCTGTGGTCGAATATGACCGCACAATACGCCGATATAGTGACTGATGAGACGGCGCTCAGAGCATACAAGGACGCGGGAGTTGAGTATGTGATGTGGGTAACGCAAGAGGACGAAAAGGTGTGCGAGATTTGCAAGCCGCTTGACGGAAAAATATTCCCTATTAACGAAGCGCCCGACAAGCAACACTGGCATTGCAGATGTTACCTCGCACCTATAGAAAGAAAATAACGGATATACGGCTCATGCCTTAATATATCAGCGGCAGAGAAGTCGCTTTATAAAATTCGCAGGCTGCGGAGATGCAGTATAAAAGCGCAAAAAATATCAGGTCAGAGAAGACCGAAAAACGCAAGGAGAATTAATTATGCCTAACATTGACACCTCAACAATCGAAGGATTCGACACAATGAGCGCGGAAGACCAGGTCAAGGCTCTTCTCGGACTTGATATCCCTGAAAAAGTCGACTTATCGGGATATGTAAAGAAAGAACTGCTTGACAAGACCGCATCTGACCTCGCGGCGGCAAAGAGAAGCCTTAAAGAGAAAATGACCTCCGAAGAAGCGGCTAAGGCTCAGTCCGACGAAGCAATGAAGGAACTTCAGGACAAATACAATGAACTGCTGAAAAAGACCTCTATTGCCGAGAACACCGCTAAATACCTGGAAGTCGGATACTCTCCCGAACTTGCAAAGTCTACCGCAGAAGCAATATTCAACGGTGACATGGACGCGGTTCTCGAAAATCAGAAGAAATATAACGCCGAATGTGAAAAGAGGTTCAAGGAAAATATTGAACGCGGGCTTCATCCGAACGGTGGGAGCAACACTGAAAAAGACAGTCCTGAAATTGCTCTCGCAAAACAGCTCGGCAAACGTACCGCAGAAGCTAATCAAGTCAATAAGAACGCACTTGAACATTATTTGAAGTTTTAAAAAATTTTAAAAAAGGAGATAGAAAATGAAGGTAAAAGAAACAAAGTCCGGCAAGATGTTCACTATTCTTGCGACTAATAACTACAATGCAATTCCCATTACAGTGGGTGGCACATCCCTTGTTAAAGCCGGAACTCCGCTCACAGCAGACGGCACAGCTCCCACAAGCGGTGTTACGGGTGCTGTAGGCGTACTTCTTTATGACGTTGACCCGACAGTCAATCCCAACGGTGCAATCGTTGTACAGGGCGTTATAGACGGTGTTAAAGCAAAGGCTCACTCCGGCATAGACATTTCAACTCTTGGCACTGCTGTTTCGGGACTTGTTATAAGAACCGACACAGAGACTAACGTTTAATTTGAAAGGAGACTTGAATAATGAATCTTAGCGAATTTATCACGCCGCGCGTAATTGCAGCCAACTATGAGCAGACAGCCTCTAACAGAATTCCATATTTCGGCGAAGGACTTTTCCCTGCCGAAAAGAAGACAGGACTGCGTCTTGCTTGGGTAAAAGGATACGGTGGACTTCCTGTTTCTCTCGCTCCTTCAGCTTTTGACGCTCAGGCAACTTATCGTGAGATTGGCGAACTTTCAAGATTCGAAACAGAAATGCCTTTTTTCCGCGCAGCTCATAAGCTCTCTGAAAATGACATTCAGGAATTCCTTCAGGTGCGAGATTCTAATGAACCTTACGCACTGGCTATACTTAATCGCACTTTTGACTATTTAAGAGACCTCATTGACGGCGCTCACGTTGTCTCTGAACGTATGAGAATGTCTCTTCTTTTCCCCGAAAGTGGCGATATGGCTATTTCAATAAAAGCGAACGGTGTAGCCTATGAATACGACTACGACCCCAACGATACATGGAAGACTAACAACTATTCTGCACTTACCTCTACAGCTCTTTGGTCAGCGGCTTCCACGGCGGACCCGATTAAGGACTTCGAGGATATGAAGAACAAGGCAGCTGACGTTTCAGGTTCTGAAATAAGATATGCCATTATGTCCTCCGCAACATTCAACCTTCTGAAAGCCACCTCCGCTGTTAAGAACTCCATTATTTCAACATCGGGCGTTGTTCAGAGCTATGTAACAGGCGCAAGAGCTTCTGATGTTATCGAAAACGAAACCGGAATCAGACCTATTGTTTACTCGAAGAAGTATAAGAACGAAAGCGGCGCAACCAAATCATTCGTTCCCGACGGATATGTTACATTCATTCCCGAAGGTACACTGGGCAGAACTTGGTACGGCACAACTCCCGAGGAAGCGAGACTTATTTCCGGCGCGAACACAGAAGTCAGCATTGTTGATACAGGCATCACAATTACACAGAATGTACAAATTCATCCCGCCGTCACAAATATCTACGCTTCCGAAATCGTTCTTCCTTCCTACGAGAGAATGAACGAAGTTGTAACTCTCAAGGTAACTGCCTGATGATTTACCTCACACCTAAATATTCGGTTAATTACCGTGGTGTGTGGCACAATGCGGGAGAAAAGTTTGAGATATCTTCCTCCGATACTGCGGAACTTTCGGCGCACGGAGTGATAACCGAAGAGAAAGAAAAGACTGTTGTAGCGGAAGAAAAGCCGAAGACAACAACTAACACACGCAAAAAGAAATGAGAAAGGTGGGAGAAAATGACCGACATTGAACGCTTGAAAATCAGAACGGAAGAAAGTGATACACGCATTCTCTATGAGCTGCTTGAAAGCGCGGAAAATATCATAATCTCCCGCCGTTTCCCCTTTGGGGGAGAGAATGCTACATTTGAAGAACGGTACAGAGACCTCAAAATACGCATAGCGGAAGACATGTACAACAGGCTCGGCGCGTCTGGGCAGCTCTCTCATTCCGAAAACGGTATTGACCGAAAGTGGAGTTCCGAATGGGTGTCCGAACAGCTTCTAAATGAAATCATTCCGAAAGTAGGCAGACCGACATGAGATGTTTGAAAAAGAACAAGCGCGAATTTTGGTATGCACTATATCTCGGAAACGAGGACGGAAAAGACGAAAACGGACTGTACACGGGAGAACACACTGCGAAATACTCAACTCCGAAGAAGTATAAGGCTAACATATCGGCGGCTAAGTCGGCTTCGATGTATGGCGACGTTATAGTTGAAACGTTCGGAACGGATATACAGTACGACAAAATTATTGTGATAGATGAACCGAATTTTGAGATTGACGAACACACCGTATTATGCATCGACAAGCCTTTAACCTATGACGCGAACGGGCGCATGGAATACGACTACATTGTGACAAAAGCTGCACGGTCGTTAAACAGCGTTTCCTATGCGATAAGGCGGGTGACGGTCGACGGATGATAAACATCAGAATAAGAAACACGTGGAAAGTCGCGCGTCAGATAAAAGACTACACGCGAAGTCTCGGAGCAAAACTGAACACGTTTCTTGAAAAACTCGCCGACATAGGCATAACGCAGGCGGCAATCCATTTTCAAAGCGCGGAGTATGACGGCGTAAATGATGTTGTGGTTGATTCTTCGCCGACATGGCTTGACGAACATACGCTTGCCATAAACGCTTCGGGAGAATCAATACTGTTTATCGAATTCGGAACCGGCGTATATAATCCCGTGACGCATCCCAAGGCTGACGAACTTGGCATGATTCGTGGTGCATACGGCAAGGGCTACGGTCAAAACTACACATGGTACTATCGCGGAGACCCTGGAACGAACGGTGAAGACCTCGGCAACGGAAGAATAAGAACTCACGGCAACAATGCCAACCGCTGCATGTGGGACGCTTCCGAGGAAATGCGCCGAAGAATATACGACATCGCAAAGGAGGTGTTCTCATGATTGACATTGAAAATGTGCTTTACACGGAGCTTTACAATGCGCTCAAAGAGAAGTTTCCTGCCCTGTCTATATCGGGCATTGAAGAGCGTTTGCCTTCGTCATTTCCGTTTGTGAGCATTGTGGAAGCGGACAATCTTGTGCGTTCGGACACGATTGACAGCTCTAACCGCGAGAATCACGTGAATCTGCTTTATGAGGTGAATATTTACTCCAACAAAGTGGGAGAACGGAAAACGGAAGCGAAAGCAATTCTTGCTGAAACAGACCGACAGCTCACCATGCGCGGATTTTTGAGGACTGCGACGCAGCCTGTTTCTTTAAACGACGGCACGATTTACAGAATTATCGCACGTTATACAGGATGTGCGGACAAGAATAATGTTATCTATAGGAGGTAATTTAGATGGCTATACCTACCCCTGTAACCTCGATGGGCGTATTCCTGATGAAGAAAGACACAGGAAGCACATACACAAAGCTCATTGATATAAACTCTTTCGGCGACCTCGGCGGTACTCCCGAAACGCTTGACGCTACAACTCTTTCGCATTACGTATCTGTCAGTGTACTCGGCATTCAGCAGCAGGAAAGCATTGAGTTTGAAGCTAACTACACTAAGACGGAATACAAGGCTCTTGAGGCAGGTCAGAACACCGAAACAGACCTTTCCGTTTGGTTTGGCGGTACAAGTGCGAACGACGGCACATACACAGCAACAGGTATTAATGGCAAGTTCAATTTTAAGGGAATGTACTCTCTTAAAGTAAACGGTGCGGGAGTAAACGAAGTTGTTCATTGCACCGTCACCGTAACCGCACTGACAGCCCCCTCACTTTCAGACGATACCTGATTAAAGAAAGGAAATATAAACCATGGCTAACAGAACTACAATTCAGTTTGAATACAACGGAACAGCATATACCCTCGGCTACACGATTGCGTCGCTCAAACGACTTGAGAAGAGCGGGTTTTCTTTCGGAAACCTTGAAGACCATCTTCTGACGGCGCAGGAAGACCTTTTCTGTGCGGCTTTCGATGCTTGCCACAAGAATGTACCGAGAAATGAAAGAATGGCTATTTACAAGGAATTTGCCAATTCGGAAGACGGAGAGGAAGGCGAAACTGCAAACACTCTTTCCGACATCCTTTTCAGAATGGTAAATGAGGTAATCGAAGAAATGTCTCCCAAGGGAAACGTGAAGTGGAAGACGGTGAAGGGATAACACCATCTTCCGGCGATACGGGCATAACTGACGCTGAACCGACAGTTGACAAGCCGTGGTTTGCGGAGTATGCGGATAATCTGTGCTCCTACTATATGTCTATAGGAGTTCCCTATGACACATACTGGGACGGAGACTTTACAGAACTTCGCTACTACCGAGAAGCAGAAGAATACAGACAGGAGCGAGATAATTATGCGGCGTGGTTACAAGGAATCTATGTATACGAGGCTGTAGGTTGTCTCGCTCCTATTCTTCATGCTTTTGCAAAACGCGGGACAAAGCCCGGCAAATATCCCGAAAAGCCGTATTCCGTAACCGAAAGGCAGAGAAAAGCCGAGGAAGAAGCGGAAAAAGCTAAAAAACAAGCGGAAGTACAAAATCAAGCGTTCTCGTGGCTTTCCGCTATGCGACAAAAATTCAGTGGAAAGGAGAACAAAAACAATGGCTGACGGAACAATAGACAATCTGCAAATAGTAGTCACTGCCGAGACAAAGAAAGCGGAAAGCGCGCTGAAAAATCTTGTTAAAACTCTCGAACCGTTCAAAAAGTTTGCAAGCGAAATGAGTTCGGCAAGCGGCATCGACAAGATGGTTGACACAAACGGTATTAAAAACGGCACATCTGCACTTAGGAAAATGAGTGAAGAAGCCGCGAAGGTATCTAAACAATACAAAGTTACTGTAGGCTCTTATAAGCAGCTTATTGCGATGAGCAAAAAGTTGAAATCAAGCAGCGGGAAAATCACAGACGATTATGGCATAACGGAAGCTGTCAAAAGATACATGGACGCGAGAAAAGCCAAGATGATCGGCAACGGAATTAATACCGGCGGAATGTCTGTGCCGTTTGATTGGGAAAAGTACAATGCCAAAGCGAAAAGGCAAAGAGCTGAAATACAAAAAGCTATGTACGATTCAACGCTTGATTCCATGTTTGCCAAACCGACTGCGGCGATGAATAAGCAGTTTAACGACATACTCAAGTCGGCGGGCAAAGAGACAAGTCAAAGCGACATACTTGAAAGCCTTATCAAAAACGCGGAACAGCTTGACACTGTGGAAAAACCGCTTGCTTCGATAACGGCGAAATTTGGCGAACTCAAAGCCAAAGCAAAAGGTGCTGCGAAGTCTATAAAAGACCTCGGCAAACAGATGAGCAAGAGTTTCAAGAACTCGGTTTTCGGCGAGACTATCGGCAAGGTTGCGGGTTCACTTGAAAGAATCCTTCGTTATCGTACCGTGAATGAGTTCTTGAAACAGATTGCCAAGGCATTCAGCGAGGGCGTAAACAACCTTTACCAATACAGTAAGGCGGTCGGGACTGACTTTGCAAGCAGTATGGACAGCGCCGCCACTTCACTGCAATATTTCCGAAACTCTGTAGGTGCTATGACAGCTCCGATACTCAACGCGCTCATTCCCGTATTCGATTCGCTCATTGATAGAATAGTCGAGGGTGTAAACTGGTTGAATCAGCTTATCGCGAAAATGACTGGTGCTTCTTCGTGGACTAAGGCTATTCGCCAGCAGAAAGAATATGCGGAAGCGGCTAAGGATTCGGCGGCGGCTCAGAAACAGCTCCTTGCGGGTTTTGACGAGCTGAACGTTATATCAAGCACGGGCAGTTCTTCCGGCAAGACCACACCCGACTACAGCGGAATGTTTGAAGAGGTATCAATGGAGAACATCTCGTCAAGCGTTACCGAGTGGTCGGACAGACTTCTTGACACATGGGCGAAAATCAAAGAGTATGCAACAGAAATTGTGGCGGCTCTTCTCGGCATAAAAGTATCGGAGCTGTTCGGCGGAGGATTGAAAGAATCTGTAGGATTAGCGTTGTCATTCTCTGGATTTGCTCTTGAATATGACGCGGTAAAGAAAATCGCTAATGGCGAAGCGACAAAGAAGGATTTCCTTGATATGGTTAGAGGTGCATTGCAAGGTATAGCCGGATTAACAGTCGCTTTTGGCGTAAAAGGACTTGTCATTGGTTTACTTGCAAGTGCTGCAGTTTCTCTTTATTCATGGAAAACCACAATGGATGAAAAAGCGAAAAGACAGTTTGAAAACAGCGAACTCGGCAAATTGCTAGGCGGAATGAATGAAAAACATGAACAGCGCGTAAAGCTTATCGAGGAAATTGAACTTGATATATCGCAAGCCGACCAAAAAATAGAAGATATAAAAGGTAAGTACGCCGAATTGCGTGTGTTGCTTGACCAAGCGTTTACTCTCAACGAAAAGTCGGACAAGACTATAACGGACACACAGACACTCGCAGGACTTGTAGACACAATCAATAGTTATGGAGTTGTGACACTTGAATTTGACGGAACTCAAATAACTACCGCCAAGGACGAAGCTTTGAAGTTGCTCGATACTCAGTATAAGCTTGACATGATGGATGCTTATTCAGATGTGCGAAAGCAATACTATAAAGATTTAGCAAAAGCGACAATAGAATACAACGACGCTCTGTCTGATTATAATACTTTGCAAGACGAGTATAAGGATGTTCAACAGCAGATATATGATAAGCTTCCCGATGCTATAAAAAAGTGGAATAATATCAACAGCGCACAGGACATCAATATAAATAACGTCGACAAGCTGATAGGAGACAAGTTCCCAAAATTAAAAACAGGTCTTGTAAACACCTACGGGGCAATGAAGGACGCTGCTACCGATTCTCATGAACTCTCCAAAAAAATGTACGATTTACAGACAAAAGCGGACGATGCAACAAATCAAATAGACCTGCTGACCGATTCGGTGAATGCATTGGATGGCAAATCTGCTAATGTTACAATCGCAGTAAATGCCGATTTCAGCAAGGTTGAGGAAGCGAGAGAAAAGATTCGCAAGAATAAGACGGATTCCATTGTTGACGATTTGCTTTTCGGTTCTCTCGATAATCAGTTTGCGGACGGCGGGTTCCCGACTATGGGACAGTTATTCGTTGCGCGTGAAGCAGGACCCGAATTGGTAGGTACTATAGGCGGCAGAAACGCTGTTGCGAACAACGGTCAGATTATAGCGGGCATTCAGGCGGGTGTCACAAACGCTATGAACGGCGTACTCCGCGCGAACAGTTCCGGCACGGACAAGGATACCGCAGAGCAGAACAAACTTCTCAGAGAACAAAACAGACTGTTACAAAAGATTGCTGACAAGGAACTTTCGATTTCTCCGTCTGTCGCTTTGGGACGCGCGGTAAAACGCTCCCAGAAGATGGTTGAACAGGTTACGGGTGGTTAAACATGATATCATTACTCAATTACACAATGGGAATAAAGTTCGGGGGGGTTAGTATTCCCGACCCTTCCGAATGGAATCCCTCAATAGCAGACGTTGATGAAAGTGCTGAGAGAGACGCGACATCTGTTTTGCACAGAAACCGTGTGGGACAGAAGATAAACTTCGGTTTCAAGTGGAACTGCCTGACGTGGGCTGAAATGGCTTCAATACTCAACGCCGTCAATTCCGACAGTTTCACGGCAGTCTGCCCAGACCCGTATCAAAAAGGCGGTACGCGCTCCGGCACATACTACGCGGGCGACAGGTCGGCAACAACAAAATACTACTGGATTGACAAAGAAGAAGTTGCGCGGTTCGATTTGTCGTTCAACATCATTGAATTTTAGGGGGGATAACGTGTCGCAGGCTTTATCAAATCTTGCCGTAGGCTCAAAAGTCAAGTTCGGCAAGTATCAAGTGAACACAGAGGAAGCGCAGCCTATAATATGGACTATTGTTGCGAAAAATCATGTGTCCACTCCCGCTTATCCTTCGAACTCGGTAACTCTTCACGCCGCAGAAATCCTTGATTTAAGATGTTTCGATGCCAAAGAGCCGAGTAACAGCAATTCCGATAGGCAGAAATACGGTAACAACCGCTATTCCGTCTCCAACCTCGACCAATGGCTCAACAAAGATGCCGCAGGTGGCGCATGGTATAGCGCAGCTCATAGCGCAGACCATTCCCCCGATACTACGGCAGGTACAGGTGGTTACGGCACTCAGTACGCAGCTCGCCCCGGTTTTCTGAACGGTTTTACCGATGATGAAAAAGCCGCTATTCTCTCGACAACCATTCGTGTTGTCAAGCCGAGTATAGACGGTGGCTCTTATGAGGATGTTGTACGCAAAGTATTCCTGCCGTCCACAACCGAAGTCGGTCTCTCGAATGAGAACAGTATCGCCGAAGGTGCGGCGTGGGGTTACTACACGAGCAATACCGCTCGTATCGGGTATGTTACGCAGCAGTGTTTCAGTAATACCCCTTCGAGTTCCAAACCTTCGAGCAAGACTACCGCTTGGTATTGGTGGCTGAGAACGCCTCACCACTCGTTCGCCAACATCGCTCGGGGTGTCAACTTGGATGGTAGTTTGGGCGGCAACAATGTTTACCGTGGTAACAATGGCGTTCGCCCTGCTTTGAATCTTTCCTCTTCCCTGCTCGTTTCGGACACTGCGGATTCAGACGGATGTTACACGGTCATGTTTGCTGGTACGATAACACCTCCCGCAACACTGACTATACCGAAGTTAGTTAAAGGTAGAGGTGCTCTTATTGAGTGGTCGGCGGTCGACGGTGCGGATTCGTATATCTTGCAGAGAAAAACCAGCGCGGACGGTTCTTATTCTCAAAGATACAGCGGCACAAACACTTATTTTGACGACCAGATACAAACGCGTTACACAGTATATGGCTATCGCGTATGTGCGGTATCGGGAGAAACGCAGTCCGATTGGAACACAAGCGATGACATAACCGCCATATCAGCACCTAATCCACCCGGCTATCCTGTAATTCCTGACACTATTAACGTCGGAGATACTTATACAGTAACGTGGACAGCCCCCTCGGTTTCAGAGGTGGAAGGATATGAACTACAGCGCAAAGTAGATGATGGAGACTATATTACCGTTTACAAAGGCGCGAACCTGTCATATACCGATACGGCTCAGCCCACATGGACTAAAGTGCAGTACAGAGTTGCGGCTTATATAGACGGAGATGTATATTCCGCAACGTGGTCGGGTTCGGACATACGAACGATTGTCGGCGGCACTTCAACTGTCCCGTCAATGCCCGAGACTATAACAGTTCCTGCTCTCACTGCGGGAGAATCGGCAACAATCACATGGGCGGGCGTTTCAAATGCGGCGGGATATGCGCTACAACGTTCCGTGGACGGCGCAAGCTACATGACGGTTTATCGGGGCGAGAACACATCTTACATCGACACAGTAGGCTCTGCGTGGCTTACAGTGCAGTATAGAGTATGCGCTTACGATTCAAACAACAACAGTTCGGACTACAAGACTTCGGACGTGTTTAGCGTTGCTCAACCTATCGCGAGTTTACTTGAAGCTATACGCGCTCATACCGAACAGGATATCAAGATAACATTTGCCGACAACACGGTTCTCGGAAAAGCTGACGTTGCGATAACGGGTGACGGCGTTAAGCTTACGGACATTCTGAACGGAGACACTGACTATACCTTTGGCAAAGCTGTTTGTAAACAAGTTGAAATGACGTTGTTCAATGTTGACAACAAGTTTAACAACTTCGATTTTACACAAGAATTTACTTTGCAAATAGGCGTTAAGGTCGGCGCGGCATTTCAGTATGTGACGGTCGGTGTTTTCAAAGGCGAGAGACCCGACAAAGTTCGCGGCAAGCTCATAGACTTTACCGCTTATGACCGTATGCAGAAGTTTGAAGTTTCTGCTTCGGATTTCATCGAAAACATGACGTTCCCCGTCACTCTCGGCGCGGTTTTCTCTTCCCTTTGCGCCGCAGTGGGTGTTGAACCTATCACGACAACGTTTACAAACTCTACAAAAAACTTTACTTTCAATCCGTTCTCAACCTCGGACTACACGGCGCGTGAAGTGCTTGCGTGGATTGCGGAAGCGGCGGGCTGTTACTCGAGAATAAATGCGGACGGTAAAGTTGAGTTAAACACATTTACAACAAACTCCTACAAAATTCTCAAAACAGACCGATTTGAGATGAGCGAGAGTGAATTTGAAACTCCCGTTATAGGCAAACTCGAATGTTACACGTCATACGGAGACCAGCTCGTGACTGCGGGGACGGGAACAAACACCTATGTTATCAGCGACAATCCGTTTCTGTACATTGAGAACGACACGGAGATACCTGCGCTACAGCCTTATGTGAACGCGATTTATGCAAAGGCTTCACTCTTCCCTGCTTATTCTCCTATTGCGGTACGTGCCGAATGGTATCCCGAAATTAAATGCGGAGACATTATCACTGTAGTTAATGATTATGACGAGGTGAAAACGCTCCCGATATTCTCCCAAACAATCAAGTGGAATGGATTCGGCAAGGTTGAGTATGAATCAACGGGCGGACTGGTACGCGAGATTGAGCCGGTACAACAGCGTGAACTTGAAGCAATCAAAAAGTCAATGCTACGCGGCACAGATTTGTCTACAGCTGTAGAGAGCTATCTGAACACGCAGGAAGGCAAAGCTTCAATCACTTCTGCCGTCGAGGGCAAATTCGTTGAGGTATCAAGCGGAAGCACGATAACCACAACAACGGCAATCGAACAACTTATACAGAAAACCGAGAAAGGCATTGAATCTAAAATATCCCTATCGGCTTCCTACGGTTCGGGAACAATCGGCTCAAACGTCCGCGCTCTGCTGACTTTGTTTGCAAATGCCGACAGCTCATCTATACGTCTTTCGGCGAACGCGCTTGACCTTACCGCTACGGAAACTGCGGGAAGCACGTCCGCGGAAGAAGTCGGAACTTACGATGGGTATCCAGATCCTGACGGAAATGTTCCTGTCGGCGACGCGAGTATTGCCGACTATGAATTCACAAAAACCTCAGACGGATATTACACTTCACAAAACGCGGGAGTACACAAATCTTTCTCATACGGCGGTTTAAAATTCAACTTTACAAAATCAACGGCAATCACTATACGCTGTATCTCATATGGAGAAGCCGAACACGACTACGGCATTGTTTCAAATCTCGACACAATGCTTGAATGGGACAATAAGGCTGATGCAACAGGTGTTAAAAAAGCGTTCTCGGGCGAAAATGAATCAAGTTCGAGTTACGTTGACTTGACTATGACTGTACCGCCTGGAAGTCACTTTATCACGTTCAAGTACATCAAGGATTCAAGCGTACACAAGAACGGCGACTACTTCAAGATAAAGTGCTTTATTCCGAAAACTTCACGCGGCAAAGCTACAATATCGCTGAAAAGCGGAAATGTTCAGATTTCATCGGCTGATATTAACTTCAACGGACTTGTAACGTTTACAGACCTGTCAACAAGCGGTGCAACAACAATAGACGGCGGCAATGTTACCACAGACAATCTTTATGTCAACAAGGTGTTCTTTGCGGAAAACGAGAACTATACCATAGTCACATCTAAAATGAGTGGAGAAAACGGCGTTGTTCAAGTCGGTGTACAGTCTCCAATATCGGGAATGGCGGCGTTCCTTGAATTGTACGGTTCGTTTATCTACTTCAAAGACCCAGACAATTCATCTGCAAGCTATCAACTTCAAGTACAGACCTCCAACCAATGTATAGTCCCCGGGAAAAAGGGAGTTTGGGATATAGGAAGCACGCTAAACTACTTCAATCGGCTTTACGTAGACACGATATATTACAATAAACAAGAAACGTTAGGTAATTAACATGAAAATGTCAGATTTAATCTATGCGCAGGAAGCGTTCAAAAAACTCTGTGCGCAGAACCTGTCGCTGAAAACGTTATATAGGCTATTCGGCTTTCTCGACAAGATAGAAGCGCAGATGAAGTTCTACGACGTTCAGCGAATGCGAATTCTCGGCGAGTATTGCAGGCTCGAAAACGGCAGATATGAACCTATTGCGGAAACGGAAGCTGAGTTCAACCAAAGATTCAATGAGCTTATGAACCTTGATGTTGACCTCGGAGACACCGAACTGCCGATAGAAATATCGGAAAACGAGGATATAAAGTTATCCTACAGTGATTTAACCACACTAAGGAAATTCATCAAGCTCACAGGAGGTGAAAATGAATGCTAACAACAATCCACATCACGGTGCGCTCACGTGTGCCGACAATTACGGAAGGGGAGGAGGTTATATCTCACAACTCGGATTATGTGATTGAGTTTGACTTTGACGAAGAGTGGACGGACAATTACAAGACGGTGTATTTTGTCTGCGAAGACGGAAGCCATCAGCCTGTTGTGATTAACGGCAACGCTTGTCCTGTGCCCGTGCTTAACGGAGAACACAGACGTATCTTTGTCGGAGTGCAGGCAGGGTCGATTGAAAAGCCGAGCGTACTCAAAACCACTTGTCCGTGTTGTCTCAAGGTTAGAGACAGTATCGCGGACTTGCTCGGTCAGCCTATACCGGACCCGACGCCCGACGTATACCAGCAGATTATGGCACTGCTTGAAGACATCAAGCAAGGCGAGGTATCACCCGAGGACATACAGAAGGCGGTTGATAATTATCTCACCGAAAATCCGATAAGCGTAGATATCGCGACGACGGAAAAGGCGGGTATCGTGGCGGTCGGAAAAAACTTATCAATCACGGAAGACGGCGTTTTGTCAGTAGATACTACCGATAGCGCCGAGCAAGACAACACCAAACCTATCACATCGGCGGGGGTTAATCTCGTCGTGGGAAACATCAACGCACTACTTGCGATTATTTAACGGAGGATAT